GCCGTGCTCTGTAGTGACTTGGTGGACGCCGGCTGCATGGTCAGACTTCATGTGCAATTCGTTTGCCGGGCCGTGCTCTTTCACAACGTCTCGAATGTCTTCGGGACTCTGCTCGCCCATCTCTGAGTCGGGATCTGGCTGGTGTCCTGCGGGTCTGCTCTTTGGACTGACTGAGGCGTGACTGGGCTGCGCTGCTTCGAGTTCGTTGTTCAATTTCGCGCGACCGAAACTATGCGCGGGCTTTCCTGATTTGTCGTAGGGCATGGCTAGTGAGTCTCCTGTACTTTGGTCTCACCCGATAAGACTTTTACACTTCCGAGCTGCTTCGCCATCCAGCGTTTACCTGCGTCGCTCATCATCCAGATTTCCCGCGCCTTGACCTTTTCCCATGTCGTACCCGAGAACATCGGCGGCGCGTCTGGGTCTGTCGGCTGCTTTGGTTCTTCCGGCGGCTCGGGCAGCGTGGACGGCAGGCCCACTCGTAAAGTAAGCCTTTCCACTTGCTGTTGCAATCTTTTGTTTTCCTCGAGCACTCTGGCGAGTTCCGCAGCATGTAGTGCGCGCTCGTCTTTGATCTGCTGCTCGAGGTGCTCAATTAGCCGTGTTGACGGGAGACGCACTCGCCACTCCTTCGCTTGCTGGGTTTCGGCAATCGTTGTGGTGCAAGTCTTTTTCGCTCCTGAACCACTGCGGGCCTTCGCTGTTCCATGAGTTTGTCCACCCCGACCTTCCCCACTTGAAACGGCCGCCACAGTCCGCGCAGCGCGAAAATGCCCACCGCTTGAAATGCTCGAGCGGATGGATCTGCAAATCCCAGTGCCAGATGTGCCAGCGAGGATGCCGATACCACGGACGGCGCTCGCGCAGGATAAACGCACCGATGCACCAGAAGAGTCTTTCCGCTGTGTACTTCCTATCCTGCTCGCGGTCCTCGGGGAAGTTGCTGCTCCAGCCTGGAAGAAACGAAAGCGAACTGCGGAAGTTATCTACTGGATTCGCCAACATCTCGCAGGCCCACTGCGAAGCCTCAGCATAGGTCACAGGTTTGATCGCAGGCTTGCAGAGATGCTGTTTTGAGAAGACCTTACCCACGAGCATGAATACTTGCCGCAGAAGAGTCTCCGCCTCTGTCGGGCTGTCGATTTGTTTTCCGCGATACTGCTGGAACCAAGGTTCGCGCGCTTCGTCACCTGCAATGCTCGAGATTCGCGCTTGCTGATCTTTGCTTAATCGCGGTCGAGACCACCCGCAAGAATCGTCGGAACCGTCCGCTTCAGGATCGACGTGCCAAACCGTGATGAATGGCTCCCGATAGTTTCGCTGCCAATCATCGCGGCCTTTCTTGCCGTACTTTCGCCACGGATAGTTAATCTGAAACGCCTGCGTCATCGGGTCATGCATTCGGCACCTTCCTTTTCGCCAGCGTCAGCGCCATGTCGCGCCGGATGCTGCGAAGCACTATTCCAAACTCGCACCGCAAGGTGTTCTCTCCGCTCATCTTGCTCCATGCGAAACGGCGCGCGGCTTGTCTGCGTAACTGCCGTGTGAGAACTGCTGGAAGTCCTGGACGTGGACCACGTACTAAAGTCTGCTGATTCATACCCGATTGCCTCCTAGATTCTAAAGCCTGCTGCTGCTCTGAACTTCTCTTCTTTGTCTTCGTTCCGTACTCCACCGCCCCCGCCTGTGATGCTTGGCAACACTGGGATCTTAATCCCTTTTGACTCGAAGCGCTCCGGCTCGTTTGCGGTCACGCAGATTATCCATGCTCGAAGGCAGTTTGCGCAGAGGTACTACGGAAAATGTCGAGGCTTTGTACAGTGCGGTCGGCAACACATTCATCGGTTTCAGCGATCCAATTTCTCTAGCAGGTCATCCCACATCATGTGATAGCAAATCTTCCGCAACAACAATCTTTCTTCCGCTGTCGGCTCTCGCTTTAGAATGATGATTTCGCAAAGAGAGGATATGTCTGCATCCTCGAGTTTTACGCACATCGGCTTGGTGGTATCAACAATCATCGGCTCGTTCTCAGTTTCGCGGCCCAGGTCGGCAGGCTTATCGGCTTTGGTCCCTGCCGCTCTTTGCGCTGCTCCTCGTTGTAAACCTTGTACCCTGCGATGAATCTTGCCATAGGGTCTTTGATGGCCGCAAGACGTTCTTTTGTTCTCACCGATTCCGGCTTGTCTTCTTCATCGAGCAAGGCGCCGGCAATCGCATACCGCGCCGCATCGCCCATGTCATCCGACAGGCTCGCACCCTTGGGCTTGACTACATCCTCAATCGAAGTCGTTGTACCGTCGCCGCGCACCAGAAGCGGGATCGACTCAATCAGCGTCGGGCAATCGTTTGTGATAAACCATTCGTCGGTGTCGAGCAAGTCGTACATCTTCTGCCAGCCTGCGATGCGGTCAGTATTCGACCGTGTTGGCCGCGGCAACCCCTGTGCTGCAAGCAAGTCGCCTACTTCATCGGCAATCGTGAAGTCGCCCTGCGTCTTGATGAACCGCTCCCATGAGAAGTGTATCTGCTCGACGTTTTGCGCGAGGCCCTGAGACCTGAGCCCGGCAATCATGGCGATTAGTGCGCCCGCCTGTTCCGCCGGCGTATTCTTGTGTAGGTACAGTTCGCCGATTGTTACGTTGACTTGGCGCAACTGCGGCCGTCCCTCGAGAGGTCTTGCAGCATCCTTGAGTATCGCCTTAGTGCAGACCACCATGCAGGCGTAGTGACCAAAACCGTAGTCCCATCCGATCCACGTCGGCTGCCACGGCTGGAAGATGAATTCCTGCCTGAAGCGAATATGTCGCGAGGCGTCCCAGTTCTCAAAGTACTGCCCTGAAACCGTGTCCAGTCTGCCTTCATAGATGATCCCGCGCTTTGGCGAGGCTTTCAGTGTATTGATATACTCTCTGTTGTTCGAGTACGTCGGGTTATCCAGCACCGTCGAGTGGAAGTATTCGTAATCCGCTGCGTTGTACATCTCCGCATCCATACCGATAAACGGCTTGTGATCCACCCAAAGTTTCTTGATCCATCCCCAGCCTATTCCCATTGGGTTTGTTACGCCAACCATACACGGCCGCGAGCCTGGTATTGGGCAACGATTGCGCCCGGCCAGCGCGTCCCACACCGCGAAGCTGAACTCGCCCAACTCCTCAAACCCGATGAAGACGTATTCAGTAGACAGGAACTTGCCCACGTCCGCGTCGCGCTCGCAGGCCGATAGATAGAGTTTGCTTTGCGCGCCTGTCTTTGGGTCCGGATGGAAGTAAACAATATGGTCCGTTGCGTTATAGGTTTCATAGGCTTGCCGCGGGATGCTCGAGAGGAATTTGTCAATCACCGTGCGCTTGAGATCCGGAATGGTCTTGCGCAATATCAGGGAGTTTGAGCCAGGATACTCGAGCCCATGAATGAATGCTTCCCAAAGCATCGCCAGAGACTTGCCCGAGCCGTACCCGCCCACCTCGAGCCGGAAGCGCGCGCCTGATTTGTGGAAGTCTTCTTGCGGGGCTGTCTCGCGGTTCGGCTGCTTAGGCCAAGGGCGATAGTGGTCCGAGATCCTAAACGGCGGCAGTTCTTGCGCTACTGCGGGCACGACGCGATTCTAGCACTTTTTGATGTTGGCGATACTCCCGGCCGCACTGTGAGCACAGGTTCCCGACGCAGTTTGCCTTGCGCTTGTGACACTTCCAGCACTTTATCGAATCACGGCGCCTCTGCTCATACATCACGCCGACGATATGACACCCAAGGATTGGGCAGTGCAGCGCGATCCGCTTTACTCTGTCCGGTAAGTCTGGCTCTGTTTGCGTCACATTAAATACTGGCTTCACTTCCTTGTGCGGGACCATTTCAACGCCGACGTGGAAGAGGCAGCGCAATCAGCGCCTCGCCTTCTTCGCCGGCTCCGCAGCCTTGCGTTGCTGCTCAACAAACCGTGTCACTTGGACGCAATCAAAACACGCGCAACCTACTGCGTGACATGTGCGAGTGGCGACCATTGCGGCAACTGACGAAGGATTATGCTTTATTGGTTCGCCGGATTCGGGGAGTGCTGGTGCATCCATTTGTACGCTATCCAGTCGTATGTCAGGCGAGACAGGTCTTTGTCCTCTGGAAATAGAATGCGCGGCATCTTCAATAGCGCCGACCGTGCCGCCGTTTCTTCGCGCTTCGCGCCGACCAGGTCCTCGAGACGCACTAGCGCGCCGTCGATCCAAGCGTATTCTTGGAGTTC